CTTTCAGTAGTTGTGCGCGTGAAATAGCCATTTATATGCTCCTTAAGCTGCTGTTGCGACAGGGGTTGCACTGTAATAGGTGTGTACGCCAAAGTTGAACTTGACGATTACCTCAGTGAAAGAGCCAGACGCATTAACAGTCTCTGGTACACCCGCAATAATACGGAATGGAAGAGTGGTTGTTGAATCGCTGGTGCTGTTTAAAACACCCATATTTGAGTCGCCAGTGGTTGTTGAACCAGCAGTAGTCAGAATTGATACGTTGTTGCCAACGTCAGTCTGAGTTAAACCACCAATGGTGGTGCTGTTCGACAACACAGCTACTTTAAAAAGAGCATCTGGGTCATCAGAAACAAACGCAGTAATGTCCGAAGCAGTAATAGCTCCTGGATAGAACTGTTGTTGTAACAACTGTTTGGTAGTTGGGTTTGTGAACTGACAGCCCATGAAAATACCAACAGCATCAGTCGCAGTAGTTGTGGTAGAAACACGGCTCAAAGTACCGCCTGTGTTCAAGCGTACAACGTCACCATAGAAAATGGCGGTTGTAGAGCCTGAGGCGATAGGAATTGAGCGAATTTGACCAGCAAATACCTGACCACCAATCAAATTGATTGGTCTGAACCCATAGGGTCCGTCTACGGTAGGATAAGCCATTTAAAACTCCTAATTAAGTTTAATTACCTTTTCCAAAGGTCACCGTGGATTTCTTCTCGTTAAAGAGCGGCATCCTTGGGTCGCTTTGGCTCATAAGATTATTGTCAACAGCTTCCATCTGAGCATTTGCTTGTTTCACATAATGACTATTTCTCTGTTCAACAAACTCTTCTGGAGTCTTGCATAACAACAATCCGCCAATCTCAATGTCGTCTTTAAAACGACTATTGGGGTCAACTAGCAGTCGAAACTGAGGTTGCTCTTCAATTTTGACAGGCTCCCATCCTTCTCTTAATTTCCCTGAAAAGTTACGGGGGTCAGCCTGACCAAGGGTTGAAGTGCGAATCCAACGATACGCATATCCAGCCTCTTTGCTAGGCTCTGGCAATAATTCTGGCGGAGACCACTGCTTAGGGCGCTCTGCCATTGTGCGATTCTCAATTTCACGAGGTTTTCTGTTGGTTGTCATATTAGGACTCCATTTTTATAACTGCTTGAGCATATTGCTCAGGTGAAAGACCAAGTTTTTTGGCAATGCTCAGTTGTGACTGAGTAAGGCGGATTTTCTTGGAGGATGTGCTACGGGTAGCGGGTGCCACGACCGTGCTAGGTTTTTTTGTAGAAGATTCCTCTTCTTCACTGTCGGTCTCAAATTGCTCTGGGAACCGTTTTCGCATTGTGTCATCAATGCGTCTGTAATACTCTTGTGATGAAACAGCAACTCCCTCTTTCTTAAGTTTTTCATGAAGACCTAAGGCTAAGGATGTCATTTCATCGTCTTCCCCGAACCACGTATTTTGCTTTTGCCAAGCAACCGCAGAAGGGTCAGGACGAGGCTGTTGAACCTGTTGTTTCGTTTTTACATCAGGTTCTTCAGTTTGTAAAGGGGTAGACCGATAATTTTTTACTTTGTCAGTTTTAAGTGATGCTTCCGTTAATTTTTGCTGTGCATCAATAATTTTATCGGTATCGCCCGCTTCATAGGCTTCTTTGTAGGCTCTTTTTGCCTCATTAAGCTCCATTTCAACGGTCTTCGTGATAGACATTAAAACGCTTTTTTCATGCTCATTAGCAAGATTTTTTAGCTTTTTATTTTCTTCCATCACCCTTTGAGCAAGATTTAACGCCTCTTGTTGCTCTCGAACAGCCTGTTCTTTTTCTCTGCGTTCATCATGAGCCAGCTTTTTCATCTGCAAAAGTTTCTTTTTAACCTTTGCGGAGTAGTCCTCTAGCTCATCTTCGTAGAGTTCTTCCTTAATTTCCTTGGGAAGAGGCTCTACATTGCGGTCTTTTTCAGGTGTATCGTCTTCAACTTCAACTTCAACCTGCTCTTTTTCCTCGTTTTCTACTTCATCGGGGAATTTAAATTCTTTTTTTTCAAATTCTGCCATTTTAAAACTCCTTTATTTGTGTAAACCGTTGGTTTACTTGCGTTTAATCCCTCTAGGGTCATCAACTACACCTTCTACCGAGTCATCATTAATCATGCGGAAGTCTTTGCCATGAATAACCAGACGAGAACCTGAATTGGGACGAACTAAAATGAAATCGCCCTTTTTACACCATGCTCCCGATGGGAATCGGGTGGCATCTTTGTAACAATCAGGACCTAAATCCACCACAAAGAGAACCGTTGTAAGCATTTCTTCGTAATGAATTGTGGTATCTGCCTTAACAATTCCACTTTCATACTCCTCCTCCACGTCAGGAACCGCACAAAGAATGTGATAGCCACTGGGTTTTGGAAGCTGTTTTGCCTTTTCTTCGGCAGGTTTGTTGATTGAACCAATAATTACGGGGTTGTCTGGATTGGTAGCCAGTAGAATTTCAGTCGTCATCGGACTCCTCTAGGTTTTTTTGTAGGTCTAGGATGTTTAAACGGGCAGTGAGCAGACCTTTTATCTCACCGACCATTGCTTTGTAGTCCGCATAGTCTTTAGCACTACCGCTGCCTAAGGACTCTTGGACTTGGGAAATTTTGTCGTCTAGTTTTTCAACTAGATTCGTTAGGGTTTTATCAATCATTTTTTACCTTTTAAGCGGGCATTTTCCTTAGCAACCTCAATGCCTAGGCGAAGACGCTCACGCTCTGATTCGTTTAGGGCACGAAGAGCATCCGCCTCTCCCTGTGCTTGAATCCGCATTGCGTCTGTTTGGGCTTGGGTTTCAATCCGCAGTCTTTCGGTCTCAATCTGAGCAATCTTGGCTTGAGAATCGACTTGGTCTTTAAGGGCTTTTCGTTGTTGCTCGGCTTGCTTAATTTGCAATTCTTGTTGCTGCATCTGTATCAAGGGGTCTTTCATCTGCTCTTGGGCTTGCTGAGTCTGAGCCTCGCCCTTGTGGATTTGCAGCAACTGTTGACTTGCCGTGGCGACCAAGCGGGACAGTTCGACCTCAATTGCCTCTGGTAATGGAGAATCAGGAGCTGGTAGGGCGACTCCCATTTGTTTCTCAATTTGAGAGCGGTACTGGAATCCAAGATGTTCAGCCATATGAGCTTGCAATGCCGACATAATTTGATTTGCCTGAGGATTTTGTCCAATTGTCTTGGTAACCATAGGGTCGGTTAAGAAGGCTTGGTGGGCTGCAATATGAGCATCATGGTCTTGGTAGATAAATGCTTTTAAAGGCTTGACGTTCAAGGCGTTCATGTTTTCGCTAATTGGGTCAAGCGGCTTTTGGTCTTCTTCCAATTCCACTAGCTTAGACGCATTCTTGATTCCTAAGACCTCTAGCATTTGGCGGTGGAGATACTTTAGGTCATATAGCTGGGGAGCGGACTGGGCTAATTGGATGACGGCTTGGTATTGGACGACTTTTTGTGAGAGCGTAGCCGCATTCGGGTCAGACACGGGAATAACATCCACCATGTCGTAGTCGGATTTTTTAGCAAAGCGGCTACCTTCAATAGGCTCGTATGGATAATCTTCAGGGGTGTAATCACGAATAATTCCTTTTAAAAGACGTAGTTCTTGTTTTAATGAATAATGAATACGAGATTGCACCGCACTCATAACCTTCATGGTTCTTTCTAGAACCGCCAAAGCCGTACCCACAGGGGTGTTGGCTGACATATCAGCGACCTTAATATCGGCGGCATTTGCAAACCGTCTTCCCTCTTCTACAATCTGATTTAACAGGGAAATCAATACCTGACTAGGCTCCTTGTAGGGGAGCGTCATGATGTTGTCTTTAATCGTTCCTGAGGGTACGTCTACGTCTCTAAACTCGGCTGGGGCAATCGGGGTATCGTCTCCCTTAACTCGCAAGCCACGGGTCTTAAAGCCACCTGGCAAGTTGCTAAGGGTTCCCGCATCCACGAGCTGCCGAATAAGACTAGTACCAGACTTAGCAAAAGCACCGATAAGGTGAATAAGCCCAAAACAATAAAAACCAAAGCCTGGAACATATCCATAATGGACGAAATGCTGACGTTTTTGTTTAGTTTTATCATCTGGATTCCAATTTCTACGAATCGATAAACACGTATTGGAGCCTTTTTCGATGGTAACGACATAGGGAAGGGCTATTCCTGTTGGTTCGCCATTCTTGTCTTTGTGCTCATAACCAGGAATATCTAGGTTAACATGCATCTCTAAGAGCTTGTAGCGGTCATCGGAACTTGCTCTAAAGCCCATCTTTTCGGCAATTTTCTTTTCAACTTCATCTAACGTGTTGTTGGGGGTACCAAGGTCAACGTCTATGTAAAAACCACCTACTTGAAGTTTGCGAATTTCGTTTTCTGTTTTCCGCATGACATGGGTGATACGGTCGGCGGTTTCAAGATTAGATGCCCCGTAAGGCACGACTACGTCCTCGGCGGGAATAAACATAGCGACCTGTCGTTCAAGACTGGGGTCGTAATAGACTTTCTTAAAAGCGTTACCTGCTAGACCTAATCCCCATAAGAGTCTTTCGGTTTCAGGACGGTATTCGACCATGACATCGGTAATTTGATAGTTCATGTCGGCTTGTACTCTAATTGAGGCTTCTTTCTTTTCGGATGTCTCTTTACCAATAATTTGAGTCTTGACAGGTCCAGAGGCTGGCAATATTTCCATAATGGTCTCGGCTTGGAACTTCACCAAGGCTTCGGAGAGGAGGGGGTGATAGACTCCACAGGCTCCTGCCCATGGGTCTGTCCGCTCTTCAATCTTCATACCTAGTAATTCAAGTCCGTCTACATAGGTCTGAATCCAGTCTTTTCGAGATGAAATATCATCGTCAAAGTCCGCAATCAAATCGCCAACTATCTCTTCTAAGGTGCCGTCATCAAGAAATTCAACAAGGTTGGCATTGAAATCGTCTTCTTCGTTGGTAATCTCAATTTCCATTCCATCGATGCCGATAGTCACAGACTCTGGGTCTTCAATTTCAATCTCAATATCGGGACCAATGGTCTCTAGTCCTTGAGGGGCTTGGTATAGACTCTTTTCTATCGACATTAGTAATACTCCACCTTACGTTTAAACGGTTTAATTTCATCAGGTTCATCGGTTTTTAAACGCAAAAATCCACCCTGACGAAATCGCAGCAATGCCTGACTGGTTGAGTCTACGAGGTCATCGTGGTCGCCATTTGGAAAGGACGCACACTGTTCAATGACTTCATCAGCCCAACGAGTCTCTGGACACCATACCAAACCTGATGCAAATAAATCGGATATGGCGTTTACACGGGCTATCTTATCACTACCTTTGCTTGGTGTATATTCAGAAATGGGGATACCCATCTGACGCATCTCATAGATGAGGGGTGCCCCTGCTGCTTTTTTCTCGACAATTAGGGTATCGGGGTTCCAAGTCTTATATTGTTCAAAGGCTTTTGCTTTTAATTCGGGGAACTCCATCCGCTCTTTAATGGCTTCTAACAAGATAATGTTGTTAATATATTCGCCGTTTTGGGTCTCTGAACGAAAGATTCCCCATGTCGTACAGGCGGAGTAGTCCGCCCGATTATTCTTTTCAAATGCGGTATCCCATGACTGAATGATGTA